TCTGCCGGCTTGAGCCCGCCGGTTGCATAAGCTCTTTGCCGCTGCACACCATCGGATCGCCCGAATACCTCCATCATGGCAGTCATCGCCTCGAACTTATGATTGTTAGTCTTCGCTCCTGATGCCTGTAAGTCTCTGCCTATCTCATCGATAATCGTCACATGAGCCGGCTTCTGCTTCAGCATAGAAAATACCGCAGCCGATGACGTATAACCATTTCCCCCTAGCCGGTCATAATCCCCACATTCACTTAATACTTCCTCGATAACCTTCTTTGCGTATTCCTTCCCTTCACCGCTTGGCGCGATATTAATAAAGAACAATCCTGACCAGTTGCCATAGTTCGTCTTAAAACGCCTCCCAAGGACCGCAGACACGGCAGCCATTGCCGATTGAATGGCTAAATGAGGTTGGGGTTTGGGTGAGGTCAGATCTGCCCAATCTGTGATATCATTCATAATGCCTGGTGGACGGAGCAGCATCTCCGGAAACTCTCCGATTGTTGGACTCAACTTCGTCTTCTCAGGCACCTCTTCTTCCCCGCCTTCCAGCGGATTAATCCATCCCCCCTCCTTGGCCCAGAAGAAGATGCTCTCCTTATTGAGTTGGTTGTCGCTGTTCTTAAAACTATTCCATACCCTGATCTGATCTTGCTCGTTCCATTTCTCTGAGGCCTTGGACCATCGATTCCATAACTCGTAACCGTTGCCCCCATCGTCTATAGAATGAATTGCCATGCCTACTTTTAACCAAGTATCACGGTCATCACTCTCGATATGTCTAAGCGCATCAACGATCTCATCTAACTCAACTTCAAGTAGCGCTTTTAACCCACCCCCTGACGATGGTATGGCCTGTGTAGGCTCATTCTTAGGCGTTATGATTAGATTAATCAACCATTCGGGTGCATCAACAACTTTCGCGCCAGCAAGAGGATCTGAGCTGCCCTCCCAGACGTAATTCCCACCACTCTGATGACTGGAGGGCTCGACTATCACATAACCACCCACACCCCTGATATCAAGGTTCTCGCCGATCACGTTGGTGCCTGACTTAATCACTTGGTTGGAGGGATACTTAAAAAACAGATGACGACCCCCGCCCCCTGTAATAGCCTCAACCGTCGAGGGTAGGTATTCGTGGATGTCTTCTAGTTCTTCCAGTGAGTTATCACCCAGCTTGCCATTATCGTGATCGATATCTACATCCAGTACCCATATCCCTGATTCGGGTCCGGTCCATATGCCTATATTCGCCTCTGGATGATCCGTCCACCATCGCTTGATCTTCTCTTTATAGATAGACCCGTCTTTGAATCCGTGTGCGGTGATTGGATGCTTACCATTATTCGTACAATGCTTGCCGGCCTTGCATGAGCAACTGCCATCTTTGACCGAATGAACAGGGAACACCTTCCACTTTAAGTCAGCATAATTTAACGCATAGTGCAGCGGTGTGCCGACGACAGAGATCGGTTCTGTGGTTGAGGTTGTGACGGTTGGTTGTTCCCAGGGTAATGTCGGCATATTCGTTTCCCAAAAAAAATGCCCCGACGGATCGAGGCTAAGGTGGTGGTACGCTAATAAATCAGTAAAGATCTGGCCGTAGCTTTGCGACGGTCACCTTCCCCATCGTCGCTCGTTCTATAGCCAGCGCTCTTTCGAGCGGTAGCTTATTGTCTCTGTTCAACCAGTTCCAGATATGCGGTTGTTGGACTCCTATTAACTTAGCAAGTTGAGTCTGGCCACCGGCCCATTCAACAGCCTCTAATAATTTGTCCCGCTCCATGATTTTTCCGTTTTAGTGTTGATGTAAAGTCAACTATAACAAGTGTTATCGGTAGAATCAATATAAATAATAAAGTTATTGACGGTAGCTATAACAATTGTTATTGTTACTACGAGTCCAACAAAACAGAGTGGGGAACAAGATGATCGACTATAAAAACTGCACAACTAGCGTTGTTGTGCGTGAAGAAGAAACATGGCTTGAGTCGGCACTCGCCGGCATCGCCTTTATAGGCTGCCTTGCGGCTGGGTTTCTACTATTAACACTCATATCGGAGATAAGATGATGGTTACTTCAATCGAAGAAATAAACCTAGAGAATTTGGTGGCAGCAGTCACTGACCAAATCAGGACCGCAAAGACACAGGAAATGCTTGCTCGTCTTCGTCGCATCGAGGCTGAAAAACAACTCATAGAATTGGTGGGATTCGACAAACAAGAAGGCAGCAGTTCATTTGAAAGCTGTGGATTAAGAGTCACGCTAACCGGCAAGTTAACACGCACCCTTGATCCTAAGAAATGGGAAGAAATAAAACATACTATTCCCGACGGGCTCCATCCTATCGAGTACAAGCCTCATCTTATCTTACAGGCTATTCGCTATTTGGAAGACAACGAACCCGAAACATTCAAGCAAGTCTCTCAAGCTATCACCACTAGGCCCGCAAAAGTTGCGGTTATCCTTAAAGACATCGAGTATTAATATGGCAATCTCATTAGACAGCATCAAACAACCCGCAAAACTGGCCCCCAGAATAGTCATTCATGGTGGACCAGGTATCGGCAAATCAACATTAGCATCACAAGCCCCGAACCCCATCTTCATTGATCTGGAGGGAGGGCTAGGAGAACTACCCACCCAAGCATTTCAGCCGACTTCATTCGATGAGGTGCTGGAGTCTATCGGAGTTCTTTTCACCGACGACCACAAGTACATGACCTTGGCTATTGATAGCCTTGATTGGCTGGAAGCACTGATCTGGAAGAAGGTGACTGAAAATAACAAGGTCGAAGATATCTCTAAGATGCAGTGGGGCCAAGGCTATGCCGAAGCATTGGGATTATGGAAGAAGTTCTTTGAGGGTGTTACGGCGCTCAGAAATGTAAAAGGCATGATGATCTTGATGGTCTGTCACTCGCAGATTCTTAAAATAGAAGAACCACTGAACCCTCCGTATGATTCTTATGCGCTGAAACTTCATAAGAAGGCATCGGCGCTGGTAGAAGAATATTCAGACTGCATCTTCTTCGCCAACCAAAAAGTAATCACTACCAGTGAAGACGGCAAAGGCTTTAACCAAAAGCGTAACCGCGCCATGACGACATCCGAGCGGGTCTTACATACATCACCGAATCCAGCTTACACGGCCAAAAGCCGCATGATATTACCCGCTGAAATTCCGCTGTCATGGGCAGCACTTTCAGCAGAACTATTTCCAACCACAAAAAAGGAGGCCTCTAATGGCTAGTTTAAATTTCAATCTCAGCGATCTAGATGATTCTATCTTTGACGAACAACCATCATTCGAGCCGGTGCCTGACGGTACTTACACGCTGATGATCACTGACAGCGACATGGTTCAGACAAAGAATGGTAATGGGCAGATGCTCAAACTCACCATGCAAATCGTTGACGGAGCGCATAAAGGCCGTAAGATCTGGGATAACCTTAACTTAATTAACTCTTCTACGACTGCTGTGGAAATTGCACAGCGCAACCTCGGAAGCATCTGCAAAGCGATCGGTGTTGCTTCGGTCACTGAGTCTGCCGTTCTTCACGACAAGCCTTTTAAAGCCTTTGTCGGTATCGAGAAAAGCGAGAAGTACGGTGACCGTAATCGTGTAAAAAAGTACGACCACCGACCACTCGGTGGAGGCGTTACGCCCGCACCACAGGTACAAGCGGCACCACAAACTGCTGCTACAACTTCAGCCGCACCTTGGGCTAAGTAAAATGGCTGCTATCCCTCAACCCGAAACCACTGTATCTAAGATAGATGAGGTCGTCGAGTGCAATGCCGACGATGGGTTTCGGTATCACTTGGGAGCATCGATCATCGGAGCGCCGTGTCAACGGCAGCTCTGGTTCTCGTTTCGCTGGAGCAAATTGCATAAGCGAGTCGGTAGAATATTAAGACTATTTCAACGTGGTCATCTGGAAGAACCTAACCTGGTTAAGTTATTGCGTGATGCCGGTGTTCATGTGGTCACGGTTGATAAAGGGACCGGCAAGCAATTCACATTCGGGGCTATCGGTGGTCACTTCGGTGGTTCGATGGACGGAGCCGGCATTGGATTTGTTGAGGCGCGGAAAACATGGCACGTTATTGAGTTCAAGACATCCGGCGACAAGGCGTTTAAAAAGCTATGCAAGGAAGGTGTAGAGAAAGCAAAACCCGAACACTTCGCACAGATGCAGATGTATATGCACTGGTCGCAAATGGACCGTGCGTTTTACCTAGTTGTTAATAAGAACGACGACAGTCTGTATTCCGAAAGAGTCAAATACGATAAGAGTGTTGCTGAAGTTCTGCTGAATCGCGCCAACACTATTATCACATCTGATTCGCCGCCAGAAAAGATCTCCGAAGATCCAAGCTGGTATCAATGTAAATGGTGTGACTATCAAGACATCTGTCATGGAAGTGAGATGGCAGCAATCAACTGTCGCACCTGTGTGCATTCAACCGCAGAACTCGACGGTAATGCTCGATGGTCATGCGCTTATTTTGGTGGTGACATCATCGATCAAAAAACGACCGAGTGCAAAGAACATTTATATAACCCAAATTTCATTACCTTCGCCAAAGTTGTCGATGGTGATAAGTCGCGCAACTCAATTACTTATGAGAAGCCTGACGGCACTCGATTTGAAAACTGCTGGATGATACCCGGTTATTCGTCAAAAGAAATTCAGAACGCGAATCCAGCAGTTCTTGGTGACAAAGACGTTGATACGATTCGTGAAGTTGGTGATGGGAGGATCGTTGAATGAAGACGGTATATAAATTACGCGACTACCAGCAGCGTGTCATTGATCAACTCTGGCATTGGTTCGGCGAGAATAAAACCGGCCATCCCTTAATGGGCTTGCCCACAGGATCAGGCAAATCGCTAATCGTTGCAGAGATATGCCGACTGGCTATGGAGTTCGGTGATCAGCGTATTTTGATTATCGTTCCTTCCAAAGAGTTATGTGAGCAGAACCATGAAAAGCTACTCAACATGATCGATGATCCAGCGGTGGTGGGAGTGCTGTCGGCCTCGATGCATCGCTTTGACTACGGTCATTCCATCATCATCGGAACCATCGGGACTATATTCAGACGCATCGAAAAGATCGGAAAGTTCGACCTGATCATTATCGATGAAGCGCACCTGACCAATAACGACAACGTCGGGATGATCAGATCGGCTATCGAAAAACTAACCGAGCGTAACCCGGCACTGCGCGTCTGCGGATTAACCGCAACGCCGTTTCGGGGTGATGGTGTCTGGTTGCATAAAGCCAAGAACTCACTATTCACTGATGTCGCTGCTTCTGTCGAGATGATGGAATTAATTAAGGAAGGCTACCTCTGCAAGATCGCGCCAGCCAAAACGTCTATCCAGTTTGACGCTTCTTCTGTGAAGCGTTTTGGTAGTGGGGATTTTGTAATCTCTGAACTGGATAGCATGATTAACAAAAGCGATTTTACCAGAGAGGCTTGTCGTGACATGGCAAAGCTCGGCGCTGATCGTAAAAGCTGGATTGTTTTTTGTGTCACCGTTGATCATGCTCATAACGTCGGCAAAGAGCTGGTGAAGAATGGCATTGATGCCGAGGTCATTACCGGCATGACCCCAAAAGATATCCGCGCCGGCATGATTGATCGGCACCGGTCGGGTGAACTGCAATGCTTAGTTTCGATTGGCGTTTTAACCACTGGGTTTGATTCCCCTGGTACCGACTTCATAGGGATGCTCCGAAATACCCGATCACCCATTTTGTGGGTCCAGATGATAGGCCGCGCCATGCGTCCTCATCCAAACAAAAAAGACAAACCAGCGCTCATCGCTGACTATACAGATAACTCTGCTGTCATGGGTCCAGTCAATAAAATTCAAGGCCGCAAGCCACGCTCATTCAAGATGGAAGCAATCACTAAGCAGTGTCCGAAGTGCTTATCTGAGTGCGCTCTGGGGCTGCGAACCTGTTTTTCTTGCGGTCATATTTTTGACGTACAGGACCGAGAAATCAAGCTCAATCGGAATGCGTCTGGGCTGTCTATTCTGGATGAAGGACACAGCGAGTTCCGCACTTATCCAGTCACCGACATCACTTACTCGCGCCATGCAAAAAAGGGGAAGACTCCCAGTCTTAGAGTAGATTATTACTCTGGATTAAGACGAGTTACAAGTGAATGGATTTGTATTGAACATCAAGGATACGCTTGGCAGAAGGCACACCGATGGTGGGAAAAACGCATCGATTCACCCATCCCCTATTCTGTTGGATTAGCGCTAGATCAGACATCGAAGTTGCGTTGGCCGGACACGGTAACCGTAGATACGAAAGATAAATTTTCGACGATTGTTCGTTACGATTTTAATAAACATCCCCTGTGAGAGGGGGTTGGGTCCCGCCCCTAGCGGGCAGTAGCGCCAACACCGCTACTTGACTAGGGACTTCCCAGCGGAAGGTGGAAGTGAGTGGAAAAACATCCGCAGCCGGAGGCGAAACTAGGTCTTCTCCGAGGGGCTGAGTATAAGGAAAAGTAGATCAGACTCTTTTCGGGACCAGCGCTGATCCGGCACTTATTTTAACAGCAATGGTGGCGACTATGACCAGAGTAGATATGAATAAAATAAATAAGAATTTAGATGATGTCCGGTTCAATCGGAACAAGCGTAGGATGACCGGTCGCAAGAAGATGGGCCGCCCCTTTGAAAGCACTCGCAGTCCAGTAGATTTTCAGAGGGTTTGTGAGGTATTAGGGTTTGGTGATATCCCGCCGAACTTAACAGAAACCTCCTTGATCGATTTATGGAACAACCACACTAATTATTATTTGCCGAGATTGGATGATAAGGGCAAGCCGTTGCTGACGATCAGCAAGCCGCCGGAAGATCGTGACGAAGAATTGGAACTCTGGCGTGAGGTTGGAATTTTGTCATGAGCGTTCTAGGGTGGCTGGTTGGATTGTTTTTAGCGCCGGTCTTTATTCTGATCGGGCTCGCCGCCATTATTATTGAATCGTTATTTAGAGATGAGGGGATTGATTGGGATGAGTAAAAAAGAAGACGAGATGACAGCAAGAATGGATTTATATATGGCGGCTATTGTTGCGGCTAGGGTAGCTGGGTGGAGAGGAAAAGCAAATGAAGATCCCGCGGGTACAGCGTGGACTAAGCGGGTGTTCGAACTTTGTATCAAGTCAGCCAGCGAAGACGATCAACTAAAAGATGTTGCCTATTTAGCGAGACAGGCTATAACAGCAGTTGATAATAACGTGGCATATTATAAAAAGTGCGACACCACTGACCGGATTGAGGAAAGCAGAGAGCGCAGGGGTTGGGGCCTGTTATGGGAGGATGGGCCGGAGCTATGAGTAAAGATGACATCGAGGTTATAAAACCCCCGCATTATACACAGGGGAGTGTGGAGTGCATCCACGCAATCAAGGCATCGTTAGCGCACGTTGAGAATGGTTACGATTCTTTTCTAAAAGCCAACGTCATGAAGTATTTGTGGCGGATGGAGTTGAAAGGAGCGAAGTTACAGAACATTCAGAAGGCGCTGTTTTATTTAAGAGAACTGGAGAAGGAAAACCTACCAGCCGACTACGGCGTTTATACCCGGAGGGAGGTTGTCAATGAATGATCGACTCTGGTCAATGGACGATATAGCCGAGTACCTCAGTGTTAATAAGCATCTCGTCAGAAGAAAGTTGATTTGCAAAACCACTTTCCCAAAACCCATTGTACTTCCAACTGGCGGGCCTCGCGGAGCGCATCGTCGCTGGATTTCTACTGAAGTTAAAAAATGGGTACTAAGACATAAGGATTAATTATATGACTGTCATGACCAAAGAATTTATTAGAGAGCGCATTAAAATTGCAACCAAGGCATCACCGATAGCCGTTTTTGCTATCGACAAAGACCACCCAAATTACAAAGATCGCTACGGCACATTTAATGCCTTCTTTGCCTCCACGGTTATTTCATCTCAGTTGATTGCCTGTGCCAAACAAGGGCTCGGCAATAAATTAATTGGCGTTTACACTAACGGCTCGGTCCGATGGTTTGATGCTGATGTTTTTGAGTTGGAAGTCACTAAGGGGTTGGGGTGAAATATTTAAGTTTATTTAGTGGCATTGAGGCTGCAACACAAGCATGGCATCCGTTAGGTTGGGAGCCGGTAGCGTTTAGTGAGATTGAGAACTTCCCTAATGCGGTTTTAGAGCATCATTACCCTGATGTTCCCAATCTGGGGGATGTCACCAAGATCACTGAAAACAAGATTAAGAAACTAGGACAGATCGACTTGGTGGTGTTCGGCTCGCCCTGTCAGGATTTATCAGTAGCCGGCAAAAGGAAGGGATTAGATGGAGAACGAAGTGGATTATTCACCAACGCAATCAAGATTATCAAATGGGCAAGAAAGCACAACGGATGCCGATACGCACTCTGGGAAAACGTGCCAGGAGCGTTCAGTTCCAATGGAGGCAAGGATTTTGGAGAAGTTATTAAGTTACTCTCAGGTTCTGAGTTCAGACAAGAAAAGTACCAGACCGCAGGAGTTGTTATCGGCAAAGAAGGGCTTGTCGAATGGCGCACTCTTGACGCGCAACATTTCGGAGTTCCACAGCGCCGCAGAAGAATCTTTGCTCTCGCAGATTTTGGAAACTGGGAGAGTCGAGGACCGGTACTTTTTGAGCGAGAAAGCGTGTTCGGGGATTTTGCGACGAGCGGAGAAGCGAGGAAAGAAACTCCCACAGATGCTAGAGGATGCTTTGATCAGCAACGCACAGGGGTATACGGTGACGGAAACGTAGCATCCACCGTGTCGGCGCGAGATTATAAAGATGCAACGGATTTGGTTGTCGAGCAACCAAACCTATCCGCGCCACTCAGTGCCAGAGATTACAAGGGTCCGGGTACAGACGGTATCAATGAAGAAACGACTAATAATATGGTGGTCTACGATACTGTCGGGGCGTTATGTGCCAGAGATTATAAGGGTGTGGGTAATCAGTTTGGTGATCCACAGAATACACTGTCATCTAGTCATCATCACGCAGTTGCTTTTAGTTCTAATATGTCGATGCCAGACGCTAGAACTGACGGCAAAACCCCAACGCTGAAAGTTGGTAGTGGTGGTACGGGTAATCCACCTGCGGTTGCGTATAGCGTTATGCCTATGAACTCAGGCAAAGATTATAAAGCGAGGGAAACTGATGTCGCGCAACCTATCATGGCTGGTGGGCCAGTGGGGGGTAATCAGGGGGGTGATTATATCGTGGACCAACCCCAGACAGCGGTTGCGTATGCGCTAGACTCTGACGCATCAAACAGTATGAAATCAAGCAACCCTGATTCTGGATGCAGAGAGGTTGATGTTTCACGATGCTTAGACACAACCACGCCTGACCCAAGTAAAAATCAGGGTGGCAATGCCATTGTCAGCACTATGCAAGTCCGTAGGCTAACGCCAAAAGAGTGTGAACGCTTGCAGGGTTTTCCTGACGATTACACCAAGATACCGTATCGGAAAAAGGATGCAGATGATTGCCCTGATGGACCAAGGTACAAGGCACTAGGTAATTCAATGGCAGTTCCAGTGATGCGGTGGATTGGTGAGCGCATTAATCAAGCCGACTAGCAATCTCAATCGGCGTAGCGTTGTAGTAAATCATTAGTGATTTAGGATCTCGATGCCCGATCATTCGGGCGAGGTCCAGTACATCCAGTTTCTGTGCGAGTCGAGTGATCGCTTCGTGCCGTGTGTCGTGGAAGTTGAAATGATCCATATCTGCTGCGCCTCGGTGTTGGCGATAGATCGCGCCAGCAGTTGCCGAAGTGATCTTCATTTGAGCATGGATGACCTTACCAAAAAGATCCCCAGCTTTAATCGATAACGGCACTTTCCTTTTATCACCATTCTTAGAATCAGTGACCTCAACGTACCGCTCACTCAACTGTACGCTTCTCGGCACCACTGCACACAACTCACCGAGCCGCATCGCTGTTTCGATGGCTAACAGAAACAGCACAGCGACTAGATCGGTACTGCTATTTATCTCGCCACCGGCATACCCTAAAGCGTCACACACACGCTGGATCTCATCGTCGTTAATCCGTTGATCTCTGGGCCTTGGGTTCTTTGGTCTGGTCACATCTGAGATTGGATTCTTCTCCACCCATTTCCATTCGATCCTGGCGCGATTGAAGATCACTGATATTAAACTCAATTCACGATTAACGGTCCCACCACCGTTGATCTTTAACCGCTCATCACGATACTTACCCATGTCGTCACTGGTGATATCATCGAGCCGCATCTGGGCCAATGGAAGACGCAGCATGGCATTGATTCGATTACTCTCATTCTTCTTACCCTTCTTCAGAACCGTCACCTCATCACGATACCGGATCAAAGCATCTTCCAAGAGATAATGCGTCGGGTCACCCACACCAGTATCAATTTCTATTTCAGTTTGCAGCGCCCACCCTCGCGCCTCGGTCTTTGTCCGAAACGTCTTTGATTTTCGCTTTCCGTTTACGCACACTGACGCGCGGTAGCGACTACCAACCTTGGTAAAATTCGCCAACTCAGATCCCAACTGAAGTAAATTAGAAGTAAACCATATCGCTTTTTAACCAGTTTTGCAACGAAAAGTACAAATGGGGGTGCTGGTAGATCAGGCTAAGTGCTTGTTTTTACTAAAAATAACCACTAATACCCATAAACGCACATAATACGTTCAAAGCTCATGGGAGACACCGCTACGCCCTGAGTTTACTGGGTTTGCGGAGGTGCTGAAGTAAATGTGAAGTAAAGTTTTTAGAAGTAAATCTGAAGTAAAGTTTTTAGCCCTTCACTTCCCATCTTGCTTTTAAACCACGACTATCTATGTGTGTGAAGGTTTCATACTTCCCAAATCCATAGGAATCAGGATACCGCTCGAATAGATATTTGTATACTCGATCCGGCGTTACCCCTTTCAATAATACGTCTGCTGCCTTCCCTTCAAGATGTTTTGAAAAAGCGCTTCCCCTCACAGCGGGACTAGCATTGTGCGATTTACATCTTACGCCGGAGGTGACGGTAATGGGTGTATTGAAGTGCCGCCGCAGTTCTTCTAAGATAGCTATCAACGTCACATCAACCGTAGGATCTTGCGACTGTGGACAGTTACCGCATTGACAGGCAAACTCGCTTCTGGCGAAATGTTGGCTAATCATCAGCACAAGTTATTTTAATGGAATTTGGATGCACAGCGCGACCCACGGCCTCTCGTACTGCTGACCTCCCTGCACTGGGAATCTTACAATATTTAGATACAGCAAAGTCTGCTCCGTTTGCTATAGTTGTTGCGGCTGAACACCCGGCTAATAGAGGTATGATCAGCATTATCACCATCGTGATAAGAAAGTATTTTGGTAAAGTCATGTCACATCTCCTTCGTTAATTTAACGTAGTTACTAACAGAATGGTCAGACAGAGAATCTACCTTTTTATCCATGAAACCCTCTAACATTCCAGAACCAAACTGCTTTAGTCTGTGCCAGAAGTTAGGATTAGTGACACAAGTGCCGTCACCATCAAAATAGAACCAAAGCCCCACATGGCGGTAATTCCAGAATGACATGGGATGTCTGGTCACAATGTCATTGTGATTTCTAAATCTGTAGACCTTGTCGAACTTAAAGTTGAACACCGTTTTAAAGTCTCTACTACCCACCCTCGGTGATCCGAAGGTAAACAAAGACGCTTCATAATCATCTAATCGTGACATAGCCAGAGTAGCCAATGCCGCTCCTAGGGAATGCCCCGTCAGAGTAACTGTTCTGCCTTCTTGTAACCGGTCGTAATCTTCTTTAAAAACATCCCACACACTATCTAGTGCGGCTTTAAAACCTCTATGTACAGTGCCAGCTTCATGATCTGAACCGACGGGAACTCTCTTAAATTTAAGGTCTGCTTTTATATCTGCAAAATCATTAATCTCTGTGCCGCGAAAGGCAAAGGTCAGTTCTGTATCCGTCCACACGGTATAAAATTGAGTGCCATTAACTGAATGAAAACAAAAGCGCCTATCACTATGCTCTTTCTGAAAATCGAATGTACCTAGATAAGCCATCTCAGCTAGTCGTGCCATTTCGTAGGCTTTGTTTTTATCCATAATAAAAAACCTCAAAGATATTCTGTAATATCCAAACTGCGAGAGAACTGCCCAGCACCACAAGCGCTATGTAGAAAGTCATCTCCACAAAGAACTTCCAGTACACCTTCATCCAAATATCTCAGCTAGAAATAAGTACATCACATGACCTAGAAGATACATCGTGTAGGCAATACCCAAAAAAGCCAGTAATATAGGGTAATGGTGGGCGAAATACACATCACAGCTTTATTGCTTCGATGATCCCTAGCTGTGTTGCCACAGCGTAGCCGCATGCGCCATATACGCAACCTTTGATATGCGCTAGTTGTCTGTTGATCTCGCTCAATGTGTGTTCCAGCTCGTCAATTCTCTGTCTATGAACTTTCAAAATAGTATCCATCTCACTGCATTTACGTTCATCCATTTATTTCATCCCAATGATTATCTTGAGTCCACCGACCAATGAGCCAGCGAGAATAATAAAAGCCACTATCCAAGCCGCACAAGTCATAATAAAATCGGTGCGATCAGATCTGCGTTTCTCTTCTAATCTAATTGCCTTTTCTCTAGCCCGTTGTTGTTGCCCCTCGAAGCGGAGAAATTCGTCCCAAAGTAGGTGCCTGGTTCTGATCATCAATTCCTTCAGCTCTTCTCGCTTAACCCGCATCGCCTCTTGTGCCATGAAGATTTCTAAATCAGACTCTTGGTCCGATCCTCTTTTGGCCATCTTCGCTTTCTGATCGATCTCCCTCCCGGCATTGCTGAAGTGTGATAGGTGATCACCCAGCTCAAAAAGCTCTTTTCCATTGCCAAGCGCCGTTTTTATCACCTCAAAACTAGCGTTGATTACCATTAATTCCGCTAACATCTATTCGCTATACCCAAGCAATCCGGCAGCCCCACCCCTTGAAAGTAGTTGGTTTGGGTACTTCGACTTAACCATTCTCCCAAGTGCGTTCGTCTTGGTTGATGGGTCCATTAAATTACGCAGCGCAGACGATACCGCTATCCCAGAACCAAGACCCGCACCAACCATTGGGTCAAAAGCTAAACCACCCCCAATCATAGTTAATGGGTTAGTTAACCATTCCATTGTTTTGTTTCTGGGTGCAGTCCCTGAGTTTGGTGGTGGACGTAGAAACTCATGGGATATCTTCGCTATGTCTTTTAGATCCGACTGCCCCTTTCCTCTGTTAACTTGAGTTCTTAACTTATGCAGAGCTACTTCCCCCTTAGACTCGTCAAAGGATCGCTCTGCGGTTTTAAGGTTAGAGTACAATCCGCGCAACTCACTGAATCTGTTCAGATCCACAGAGTCCATACTTCTGGATGCACCTTCGTCAACCACATCTTTAAGTGCCTTCAGATCGTGTGCTAGATCGGGTTCTGATACCGCATACTTATCTATCGCTCTGGTAATTCTAGTATTGAATTTGCGATAGATATTCCCTGGGATAGCACCATCTTTTCGTGCTTCCAAAAGTTCTCGCGTCATGTTCTTAACTAGATTTAGTTTCTGCGGATCAATGCTCTCATCAGCGATCTTCTTAACCGTATCCACCAGTCCGGTAATCAAGTCTTCGTCCAGATCAATAATGTTTCGGCCAGCTATCTCATTCATCTCGTCACCAATTATCTTCTGGTGACTCTGAAATAGCTCGCTACTCAACTTATCAGTGTCAGCGCCAAACGTCTTAGATATTGCCCTGTTCACTTGACCGTACTGGGTTTCATTCTTTATCTTCTGCCCGCCTGATGTGAATGGCATATCGCCTAATGCTGAATCGAGATACCCCAAAGCGCGGTTACCACTCTTCTGCGCGGGATCTAATTTAATTCCAAGCTGTTCAGCTTTTCTAGCCAGTATGCGTTGGTCTTGATTCAACACCGATTTGAATGGTGCTGATAATATTTTAGTCGCGCCTTCTCCCAAAGCGCCCCCCGCGGCACCTATAGCCGAATTAACTAATGGGTTCTCGTTATCGTTGGTGGGTTGAAGTAATCCCATGAGCGATCCCGCTTTTAGTGCGGCCTTCATGCCAACGCCGGGGCCAGTTGCGACCATCTCTGGTACGACAGATCCAACCATGCCTGGGATGGTATTCATGAGTGCATCCTGAGATCGCCGCCTAATCTCTACGGCACCCTTTTTAGGTTTTAATCCAAGCGACTCGGACACTGCCTCTGGTAAAAACTCACCGACCCGCTGGGATGTGCCTCTCACTAAGTTATCTAGCCCCACCGCAGTACCGGCACCGAACTGTTCGAGGC